AGCGGGAAATCGGCTCAGGTTGCAGTGAGGGGTACGGAGTTAATGATTTTGGATACGATGTTTTCATGAAACGGGAAGACGCGGAAAAGGCTATTAAGGAGGCATAACCATGAATGAAAAAGAGGCATTGCAAAACATAAGAAATCTGACAAAACATCTGGACAATAGTGATGATCGCTTGGTGGATACATTTAGACTGGCGATTATCGCACTGAATAAGCAGACGCCGAAAAAACCAGATTATGAGGGCGACGGATATGACCGCAAAGGAAATATGATATATGATACATGGGTTTGCCCGAATTGCGGAGAAGAATATGAGGTTGACTATGACGATTATAAATACTGCCCGAATTGCGGACAAAGATTAGATTGGGAGGAAAACCATGCAGAAAGTTGTTAGAACCGCACCAACCAGAAAAGGATACTGGTATGATGAAGAGAAAATGAAATATCTGTCAGAGTTACTAAAAAATGGATGGAAAGTGGTCATGTGCAACAGGATAGGAGAAGACCTTGAATACATAGTGGAGAAGGAAGAGCCATGAACAATCAGAAAGCATTGGATGACAAAATTAGCTATGGGGTATTTTGGAAACGGAGTGGCAATGAAGAATGGACTCTATTTGCAGGGTGGCTGCCGTTCAGCAACGCCCGGAACATATACACTGGACTGGCCTTAAACCCCAGTTGCAAGGGAAGGAGAATTGTAGAGAGGGTCGAAACATTTGAGGTTTACCAAGAGGTGATGCCATGAAAGCAATATTAAAATATCCGGGAGCAAAAAATCGTATTGCTGACTGGATTTGTAGTTACATACCTTCGCATGAGGTATATGTGGAGCCTTATGCCGGGAGCCTTGCTGTATTCTTCTCGAAGACTCCAGCCAGAATCGAAACCCTGAATGATCTGGACGGAAATGTCGTAAATTACTTCCGGGTTATCAGAGATAAACATGAAGAACTGGAGAAAGCCCTTAAACAGACACCGTATGCCAGGGATGAATATTACTCAGCATTTGAACAATCGGAAATTATTACAGATGTTGAACGTGCCAGAAGATTTGCAGTCAGGTGTTGGCAGGGATTTGGTTGCAGTAATCTATATCGCAATGGGTTTCGGAGTAGCCAGCAGGCCAACGGCCCGCATACTACGAAGGAGTGGAGAGAAATTCCGGAAAGGATTAAATGGGCCAGCGATAGACTATTGAATGCACAGATAGAAAATCTTCCGGCCGTGGAGCTGTTGAAGAGATACAATACGCCAGATGTATTTGTCTATGCAGACCCACCATATTTGCACGGGACCAGGAAAGACCATCTATACAAACACGAGATGGAGGATGGGGAACACTGCGAATTGCTGGAACTGCTTAAATACCATCCGGGAAAAGTAATGATATCAGGCTATGACAACGACCTGTACAACAATATGCTGACTGGATGGAGGAAAGAAAGCATTGCGGCCCAGGCAGAACGTGGTTTGAAGCGGACAGAAACCATATGGATGAATTACAGCGATAATCAGATGAGTATTTTTGACATGCCGGGGGTGATACTATGACCGGCCAACTTACCATATCGGACTACCTGCAGGCCAGAGACAATGAACGTTTTAAGCATTGCAGCCAGTGTGTCTGCCAGAACTGTCTATACTGGTGGTCAGGTCGATGCCCATTTGGTGGCTGCTATGATGACAACCGGGCAAAGATAGACCCATACGATAAAGCTCACCCAGATAAGCCGCCACGGACTGCCTGGAGCAACTGGGATAAGCCGGGAGAGCAGGCGCACTGGTGTAGAGGCGGGATATTTTATCCGGTCCATTACTGCCCAGGGTTTACAAAATATAAAGGCTGCCAGGTAAAGGAGTGCCTAAAGTGCAATGTGGCAGTGTATCAGGACGGGTACATAGCATGTAGTCTGGTGGATACTCTGGGGTGCACGGAGTGCTATAAGGAGTTTTGCAAGAGTATGGAGGATTAACAAGATGAGGATGTGTAGTGTATGCCGAGCCAAAAAAGATGAGACAGAATTCCGGATGATGAAAAGACAGAACCGCCGGAACAGCTATTGCAGAGAATGCGAACGGTGGTATATGCAGAAATACATGAGAGCGTACAGGGAGATAAAGTTAAATGCTGGCCTATCGGCAATACGGGGCAAGGACGAACGAGGGACCTTGTAAAAAAATCTCTGGAGCAAAAACCAGATAGGCAATAAAAAAGAGGGTGAGCAGATAACGCGCCGGAACGCAACGGGAGTGCCGTGCCATATGCGGATGCCAGTCGGGGGCATTGATTGGGCTGTATGCCAAAGCTGGGAGCCAGTACCGACAATTAAATTTAGAGGTGACAATGGAGGTATATCATGAAAAAAGTAATTAAAGAATACATAAAGGAATCAGTGGCATATTTAAATATCGGTATATGGATAGGAGCTGGCGTAGCGCTTGGGATGTTGGCAGCGCTTACGATTTTATGAAAGGCGAATCATGAAGTGTAAGAAATGCGGCGGCAAAACGCAGGTAACGGATAGTGAGGAAACCCCAGGTGGGCATATGGTCATGCGAAGGAGGCAGTGTACAGCGAAACATTTTGGGAGGACGTAAAAACACGGAATAATGACAGTTCTGGAATATATGGAGAGGAGAAAGATTGATGGGAAGAAACGGATCAGGCTGCCCGGACCCTACATACGAGCAAGCATTGCCCGCGATCAGGCGGGAGGAAAACATAAGGGCGCGGGAAAAGCGGTACGGCGTAAAGCGTGGAGAGACAGTACATATAATCATAGACATTAAGGACGAGGGACGGAGGACCATAAAGGTAAGCCGCCGGATGCAGGTTGTAGATTTATGTGAGCATCACATTGTATTGCGGCATAAGACTGGAGCTTGTGAGAGTTATCCGTATCAAGAGTTTATGCAGATGTGGGACAGGAGGTGATGCCGATGCATGCAATGAAGTGTGATAGATGCGGTAATTATTTTGACTGTAATCAATTAAGACTTAGAGGAGGCAATTGCGGCGGCGACGAATCCTTTGGAAAGATACTTGTAATGGGAAAGCATAATCGCTGCTGTAGCTATGATCTGTGCGATGATTGTGTCAAACAGTTTTTTGATTTTATACACGACACAAGCAAGATAGAGTGAGGTGATGCCAATGGACAAAGATATTTTACACGATTATGTAGATGCCTGTGAACTGATCCGGGAGACCGAGGATGACATCAAACGTTTGAGGAAAAAGCGGAAGACTGTCATCCAGACAAATGTTAAAGGGAGTAATCCTGACTTTCCGTATAACTCCCAGCATTTTAAAATTCAGGGAACCCCGTTCACTTATAGCGATGATCGTCAGCTTCGGATAGAGGAGAAGTTACTTGAAGAGCGTAAAGCCAACGCTGAGCGAGTTAAGCTGCAGGTAGAAAAGTGGATGTGCACCATTCCCAGCCGGATGCAGCGTATCATCAGATATAAGATTTTTGAGAACCAGACTTGGGAGCAGGTGGCGGAAAAAATAGGTCGAAAAGCCACAGGGGACAGCGTAAAAATGGAGTTCAGAAGATTTTTAGAAAAAAAATAAAAAATGTTCTAAATGTTCTATATGTTCTATCAGGATATGTTATAGTATAGACTGAGAAAGCTGTAAGATGTATGGATAGACCTCCTCTTGTTATTCGACTGCGGGGTGTCAAAGCTCCGCGGCTGAATCGCCGGTACCGCATAGGTACGTCAGGCACTGCGCAGTAAGGCGTATAGGCAGCATGGTTC